GTTTTCAACTTCAGGTAACTGGTGGGCGACGTTCAGGTTCTCAAGCGTCTGCGCCAGTTTCGCGATGCTGGCTTCGTCCTCGAGCGCGGCTTTGACTCCGTCGACTCCCAGTTTGACGGCGAACGCGCCGGCCGCTGCTGCCGCACCGATCAGGGCTGGCCCCATCAGGTTTGACAATTTGCTGGACAGGCCGCCGATCCCGTTACCAAACAGGGTCAGGTCGTTTTGGGCGCCTTTCAGTTGCCGGTTCAGTTTCGATACGTCGGCTGCCAGAAAGATTGTCAGGGTTTTTGCCATGGCTACATTGTCCCCCATTTTCTGACGATGCGGTCGACGGCTTGGCCCCATTCGCGTAGCGCGGCTGGCTGGTAGGCGCGTACGTTGCTGATCCAGTTTGTCTGTTCGAACGGTGCGAACGACTCGCGAGCCTGGCCAGTGTCAGACGGGTATCGGACCATGGTCGGTGTGGCGCCACCTGAGAACGCTTTTCGATTGCCGCCGATCGACACTGCGGGTACGCGGTCGCGTTTCACTTTGACACTGTCCGCGATGACCTGGCCCCAGGGTCCTGCGTAATACAGGGCGGCGTTCTGCCAGGCGGGGACCATGTAGTCGGCGGCAATTTTGTTCGAGGCTTGGCGTAGTTCGGCGCTGGCTTCTTTTGGTAAGGCTTTGAAAGCGCGCAGGACGTCGTTCAGGCCGTCGACGTAGGCTTCAACGATCGCCACTGCTCAACTCCTCAACGAATGTCGCGAGCAGTCTGGGTTCCATCTTCGCCAGTTCCTCGACGGGCCGGTGAAGGTGGAGCGCCAGTTGGACCATCAGTCGTTCGACGGTCCCTGCTGGGTAGGGTCCGGCGTTTCCCCTTGCTCGGCCCAGATGCGCTCTTTGCGCGCCCACTTCGATACCTGATCCATCTTTGCGGGTTCTGCGTCGTGCTCGTTCATGTAGGCGACCAGAATGCACAGGTCGACCAGTTTTGGGTTGTTGTTGCAAAGGCGGTTTGCCAGCATGACGTCTGCCGCTAGGCAGTCGACTGTGGTGACGTCGTCCTGGTCAGGCCTTTGATAGTTCACTTTTGGGTACATGCGGTGTTTCCCCGTTCGCTAGTTGTTAGGAAAAGGCTACGGTTCCGGTGAAGGTGACCGAGCAGGTGGCGATACCGGCTGCCTCGACGGTCATTTCGCAGGCCTCGATCGACATTCCGTTGCCTGCCCAGTGGCCGGTCGCGGATCGAACGTCGACAGCGACCGTGGTCGCGCCAGCGATCGCCGTCTGCAATGCGTCGTACAGTCCCGAGTTCTCGTCGTACAGGAACTCGAGCGCGATCGTCGAGTTAAGGTCGGTCTGATCGAACGCGACCGAGTCCAGAGTCTTTGTTCGCACGATGGTCGGCGTCGTGGTGACGGTGCCGGTTGTGACCTGGCTTTCGTATCCGACGGAGGCGACGTCAACGGTGAACGCTGCGCCCGCCACACTTACTGCTGGCATATCTGTCTCACTTTCTGTGGGCGGGGCGTGGCCCCGATTACGGTGTCGGTGTTTCTGTCATTTGTGCGGTGATGCTTATTTCTGTGGTGTAGACGGTTCCCTGCGCTCCTGTGTCTGCCAGTTGCGGTGGGCCGACTAACTCTGCGACGTATCCCGAGGGTACTAGTCCGAGGATCAGATCGACCGCATCTTCGCAGTCGACTGTCGCGGCGGCGTTGTTCCTGGGCGAGATGACGACCAGGACTTTCCACCTGACTCGGTAGTTCAGGTTCGAACCTAACCTGGTCGGCTGTATCCAGGGTGAGTCGGGGACGATGACAACGCAGGGCGGGATCGGTACGGCTGGGACTGTGGTGTACACCTTCAGGCCGTGACCTTCGAACGCTGTGACCAGGGCTTCTCGAGCCTCGGTGCTGAGCGCTGTCATCCGATCATCCCTTTGACGTTCAGGTATGGGCCGAGCAGGGACATCACTCGCCTGGTGAGCCACACCGAAAGTCGGTAAGGACCAGGGCTGAAGTCTGCCGCTACTGCCTGCCCACCTGAAGCGGTGCGCGCCTGGAAGATTTCGACGCCCACTGCGAGCGCGGCTTCCTTAACTGCTGGCGGTTCCGCTGTCAGTGCTGTGGTGGTGATCAGGGTCCCGATGATGTCATCCGCAGCTGCGGCGACCTGATCGAGCGTGTCTTCGTACGGGTCGTCGTATTCCAGGTCTAGCGCGTCGGCTAGTTCCTGACCAGTTACGAGTGCCATATCGGGACCCTGACTACCTTCCGGTGGGGTGGGTTGGTTTAGTTCTCGGCAAGACGGACGACGCCTGCTGGCAAGTAAACTGCCGTGGCACCGTATCCGTAGATCGCTACGTCGCGACCCAACTTGCTGACGTTCTCCGCAGTGGCGAGGCGTGGGCCGTCTTCGACCCAGCGTGCTGCCTCACCGTTGAGGACGATTGCGTGACGGTCGGCGTCGGTGTCGAGCCACTTGGCACGAACAACGCGCAGGCCTGACACGTTCACGTCCAGGGTGCTGGCCGTGGCAACGCCGGACACGTTCTGCACGCTGTAAGGCGCGGGGAAGAACGTGGTGAAACTGCCGATCTTGGAGAACAACGCGGTCGACACCAGGACTACGGTGGCGGGGGCGCCGGTAGCGTCTTCGACCTCCATGGATGCGGTAAACACTGCCTGTCGGAACGCGGTTCCCGTGGTGTCTGCTGACAGGTCGTAGATGTTGGTGTTGTTCGATCCGGTCCACAGGTCGTTGGTGAACTTGCGGTCGGTCACGGTCGAGTATGACGCGGCCATGATGCGGTTGTGAGCGTCCAAGTAAGACGGGCTGGAACGCTGAAGCAACTGGTAGGAAATATCCGAACCGGCTGCGTAGGTGGCCAGCGTTGCGTCGCCCTTTTCAAGGTTGATCTCGACGCTGTTAACCTCGCCCTTTTCTGATGCCTGCGCCTCGACGATTGCGGTCAGGTCACCGTCGAAGTATGGCCAGTTGATGTCCATACCGAACGTGCCGGCTGACTCTGGTCCACCGACTGAAGTGATCGCGGGGCGACCCATGTCAATGATGCCTTTGACCTGGAGTAGCCAAATCGGGGGCATGACGCCTGGGTTGTTGGCGGTCGTCTGGTCGGCGAGGGCGCGGGTGTCTACGTCTCCTGCAAGCACTGCCTTGGAGTATTCACCGAACGAACGGAACTCGGCGAGTGGGTGAACGGGTTCAGATACGAAAGCGCGTGCCTCGATGCTGGCGACGGTTTCGCGTACCTGTGCGATGGCTTCGCGAGCCTCCGCATCGACCGAGACAGTCTCGGTCTCGATGACTGTCTCAGTCATGGTTTCTCCTTCTTCTCTGATTGCCGATATGCCAGCGGTGGCATATGCGGGATATGGGGTGAGGCTGACCTCGAGCAGGCCGGCGCTCATGTGTTGCACTGCGTCGCGTGTCTTTGTCCAGGCTGACTTGATCGGCTGGAATCCGACGGACAGGCCTCGGCTGGCGCCAGTGCGTGCCAGGGTTGCGGCGTCGCGACCGAGTGCAGTGTTGACAATGTTGAAGTCGATGTAGAGGCCGTCTTCGCGGTTCTCTGCGCCGGTGATGATGCCGACTGGTTCGTTGTGACGGTAGGCAAGCGGCTTGCCGATGACGTCTTCAGGGTTGAATGAATCCCTGGCGAATGACTCGCGTACACCACCGATGTCGGTTTCGACTCCGTAGGGTACGGCGCGGCCTGTGCCCTGGCCCACGATGTCACCGTCTGCGTCTTCGCGTACTTCGAAAATTAACTCTGTGTCTTGCGTTGTCGTTCTCATTAGTTCCCCATCGGTAAAAGGGTGTATGACATTACTCCGAGAGTGGGCAGGTCTAGGACCAGGCGTGCTTCTTCTTCAGTCAGCACGCCCAGCGGTACTAGTTTTGTGATGAGTTCGGCCAGTTCGCCTGGGTTGCCGCGCAGGAAACTGGTCGTGTCGAACCTGACTGCGTGTGTTCTGGGCACGATGTCTGGCATGGATAACCGGCCACTGATCAGGTCCATAATCGGGCGCAGACTTGTGTCGAGTAGTTGACGGTAAAGGTCGGTGCGGTTTGAGTAG